GTATTGTGAAACGTTATTTCGTTCACAACCCGGATTAATCAGTTTTTCTGAGTATATACCCGTTAGCTACTCAATGGACACTTTACTACATTTTGTAAAGTTTTCTAAAGTCCTAAGTTTCTTGGACGTTAATGCCACGTTTGAGATCCCACTATCTGATGAACAAATTAAGTACATTCAGTTGTGGATGCTCCGTGATGTGGTGATTCCAGCCATGAAGTTTTCTTGGTGTGGATTCATCTTGCTCGATAAGTTGGAGATGGAACTTGAACGAATTTATCAGAATGATTATTCTCCACCTATCTTGATGCATGTCCCCTCTCAGTTGGTTACTGATGAGTTGGCAGACTTCATCGATGAGTTCGGTGAAGTACCTGAAGAAGCTTACTTGAGTCCTGAAGAAAGAGAGAAGATACATGAACCCACTTTCTTGAACCATGAACATTGGGGAAGTGAGTCTTCAGGGTCGAGTTTCCTCGATGAAATCGAGATGCTGTACGACGAGACTGTTAAGGATGATGTCGTACAAGATGTTAGTGCCGACATGCCCAAGGATTACCAGATCATGTGGAATGATGGAGCTGTCGATGCCGTTTGGTCTAGTAAGTTTGAAGTTGAGGAGCCTCCTAAGCCCAAATTTAAGCCTCAACAGACCGATCGAATATGTGATCCTGTGATAATTCAGGATGCCATAAATGATATATTCCCATTTCATCATGAGATGGATGATACCTATTTCCAGACTTGGGTAGAGACGCAGGATATATCTCTTGAAGTTTCAAAATGTTGGCTTGATGCGTCAAATTTTAAGGATTTTACCAAGGGACAGCAGACTTATGCTGTTCCTGCGTACCAGTCTGGTGCCACCAGCAAGCGTGTTAATACTCAACGCGAAACATTGCTTGCAGTGAAGAAGAGGAATATGAATATTCCAGAGCTTCAGTCTACCTTTGATCTAGATGCTGAGGTAGCCACATGCTTTAAACGGTTTTGCACGCATGTGGTTGATATACCTAGATCAAAGAGATTGCCTCAAATGCTGGGAACTGAGATTCAATTCTTTTCCGACTATTTGGCGGGAAAGAATCCACCACTCTCAGAGTACCAAGGTCCATTGACTCTACAGTCCCTTGACAAGTATATGCACATGGTTAAAACCATTGTAAAACCTGTAGAGGATAATTCTTTGAAGTTCGAAAGACCTCTTTGTGCCACGATCACATATCATAAGAAAGGGATCGTGATGCAGTCCTCACCACTGTTTTTAAGTGCAATGTCAAGATTGTTCTATGTGTTGAAGTCTAAGATTCACATTCCGAGTGGGAAATGGCATCAACTTTTCACCCTCGATGCGGCCGCGTTTGACGCGGCTAAGTGGTTTAAAGAAGTTGACTTTTCGAAGTTTGATAAGTCGCAAGGTGAGTTACATCATAAAGTTCAGAAAATGATCTTCGACTTATTAAAATTGCCTCCCGAATTCGTGGAGATGTGGTTTACTTCTCATGAAAGGTCATACATCACTGATCGCGACACAGGTGTCGGTTTCGCTGTCGATTTCCAGAGAAGGACTGGAGACGCCAATACATATCTGGGAAACACTTTGGTAACCCTTATATGTTTGGCGCGAGTTTATGACTTATGTGATCCTAAAATCACATTCGTTATAGCCTCGGGGGATGATTCTCTTATTGGCTCCGTTGAGGAATTACCACGGGCCCCTGAGCATCTTTTCACCAGTCTTTTTAACTTTGAAGCGAAGTTTCCACATAATCAACCATTCATTTGTTCAAAAATTTTAGTGTCGGTTGATTTGGTGTGTGGAGGGCGCGAAGTTATTGCCGTGCCGAATCCAGCGAAGCTTTTAATACGTATGGGTCGTCGCGACTGCCAATACCAAGCCTTAGATGATTTGTATACCTCTTGGCTTGATGTCATTTATTATTTCCGAGATTCCCGAGTTTGTGAAAAAGTGGCTGATTTGTGCGCCTACAGACAAACTCGACGGTCATCGATGTATTTGCTCAGCGCATTGTTGAGCTTACCTAGTTGTTTTGCTAATAAAAAAAAATTTAAATTGCTCTGTTATCACTTAACAGAGGAAGAGTGTCTGAGGAAAGCAAAACCTAGTAGTATTACCAATGGACATGTCGAGAAAGAGCAACGTGTCAATGGATGCCGTGACTCGAGAATTATTCAAGCGCGAAGTGAAATACCGGCTGAGGAAAGCCGAAGAATTCAAAAGAACAGCCCGAGACCCGATAAGGGATTCCAGGCATACCCACGCAGGAAATCGCGTGGATGTTGGATGGCATATGTCCCCAAAATTTTACAAGCCCATGACTCATCTGGGCGTATTCCTGATGCTGTCACTCGTAAATCTTTCAGCAGTATCAGAGGCTCGCTGGGTCTTGAACCAGATCCCAGTTGTGGTATCGGAGTCGGCGCCCGAACCACCAGCTCGTTTAGTGGTAAAAATACCAGACCTCGCCATAGATTTCGAGTTGAAGGAGTTCACCAATCCAGCCGTGGTTATCCGGCAGATTTACCGGCGTATAATCGCCGAAGTTCCTGAGGGTTGGTATGAATTGAAGTCGTGGAGCCTTGCCTCTTATGGAGATGTTCGCTCACGACTTTCATTGGTTAGTAAGGCCAAGGTTCATCTTACTATTCCCGGTTCAGATTGGGCTTATACCCTCTCTTTAACCGATGTGGTTTCTGGGCTTGCCTTGCCCAAGTTACCAATTCCTGAGAGATATCTCAAGATGCCCATCTCCGTCTCTTTCGACAGAGATGAGATGTAGTCTCACTTTCGTGAGCTGATGAAGGGCCCTCCGGGGTGTGCTCAGCACTTAACCTAAGTCAAGTTCATATGCCCACCTTTGCTGCTCCGGGTGGATGCCTCGTGCAAATGCTATGAATGCCTACGTGTATATGCGTAGATGCCTATATTTTCTCTCTTGAGAAAATATAGATGCCTCTAAAGGAGATGC